ACTCGACGTCGAACCCTTCGGTGCGAAGACCGTCCCGCAGGTCGCTCTCCCAGTCAGCGCCCTTGCGCTTGTTCGCTCGGTTCCTCGCCGCGATGCTGTTGCTCAACTTGCACACCACCTCCCAGTAGAGCCGGGCGGGTGCCCGGCAGTATCTTGCGACAGTATCACACTACGACCCGAGGTTCAACGCGACCTTGGTCGGCGACCACTCCTCGGCAGGCTTGGCCTGGGCCGCCTGCACGATGGCCCGCCTCTCCGCCTTCGCGAAGCGCGTGTACTCCGGCTGGCAGATCATCGTCGCGTAGCGGCCAGCGGTCGGATCGCACGGCCCCATGCGCTGCTTGATGCACGCCACGTTGTAGGCCAGCGACGTCGGGTCCAGAGCCACGGACAGCGAGAGCTCGGGCTTCTCGGACAGGCCGCCCTTGACCTGGTCACGCGACGGGGGAGCCCAAGGGTTCGTCTTGGCCTCCCAGTTCTTGTCGCTCGCGTGGTGCAGGATGATCACCGTCGCGCCCGTGTGGCGGGCCAGCTCGGTGCAGCCCTGCATCACGGCCATCTGCTCCGTGTAGTCCGACTCGGCGCCCTCGAAGTCCATGAGGTTGTCGAACACGATCACCTCGGGGTACCGGTCCCACAGCTCGACGTACGCCTCCAGCTCCTCGTCGACCGCCCGCCAGGTGATGGGGGAGCCGAAGGAGAAGGTGATGTTCGAGTCGGCCAGCGCGTCGATGTACGCCTGCCGGTACTTGCCGCCCTCCGCCATACCGGCCTCGACCATCTCGGTCGTGTCCTTCGTGGCCATCGACGCAAGGCGGGAGCTCGCCGTGAAGGCGCTCATGTCAGCGGAGAAGTACAGGGACGGCAGGTTCATCTGGGCAACCCAGAACAGGGCGAAGCCCGACTTCTGCGTACCGGAACGGCCGGCGACCATGACGACCTCGCCATGCCGGGGCCGCACACCCATGGCGTACAGGTCGTCGAACGCCTCTACGCGCGGGAGTTCACGGCCACTTGCAGCATGGAGCGCCAGGGACCTTCCGGGGGTGAGCACTTGCTGTCCTCCTCTCCACGGACGACGACGCGTCCGATACCTACGGCTTCGATCAGGGTCTGGCAGGCCGGGCACGGCTTGCGGGTGACGTACAGCGTCGCGTCCAGCAGCTCGTCGGGGTGGATGCCCTTGTCGAGCACGTCACGGATCGCGTTGCGCTCGGCGTGATCGGCCGCACAGTTGGCGTAGTCGCTGTCCGGAGCGCAGTCCTCACGTGACAGCCGGCCTCGGGGACAGTTGCCCGCGGTGGCACAGCCAGGGATACCGGGCGGCAGGCCGTTGTAGCCCACGCCCAGGAGCCGCTTACGTCGGCTCAGGATCACGGCGCCCACCTGGGCCCGCGTGCAGTCAGCCATCGTGGCCACTTCGGCAGCGATGCCGAGCGCCCACTCATCTCTCGAAGGTCTCACTCGACCCTCCCTCCTGCGGGCTGGCGCCCGCCCATCCCCCTCCTTCCAGTTGCGGCGACACTTGCACAGTTACATCAGTCGAAGTCCGGGGCGTCGGCGACAGCCTGCTCGGCCGCCTTCTCCCGCTTCTCGGCGTACGCGACGACCGCGTTGCGCACGCCCGAGTCGGTCACCGGACGCCACACCCACGCCGGGTGCGCGCCGGGCTTCTTCGGGGGCACCTGCTCCAGGCGCACGATCGTGGCGCCGCCGACGATGGTCTCCAGGTCGCGGGCGAGGATGGTCTGCTCGATCCTCTGGCCCTTGGTCACCTCGGGGGTGCCGGCCTGGAGCGCTCCGCCGTCCTTGAAGACCGTCACGTCCGCGAGGACGGAGTCCTTCGGGCCGTTCGGGGTCGGGCGCTGACGCTCGAAGTGGTGGACCTCCACCAGGATGGCCGGCGCGTCGAGGTTGTCCTTCGGCTTGAACCAGCCGCCGCCCTGGACCGGGATGTCGATGAGGTTGAGAGCCACTGTGTTGATCTCCTTCGTTCGTTGCCCACGCGGGCAGTTACGTTGCGATTACTTGGTGAGGCAGCGAGCCGGCATGTCGCCGGCCTTGCTGTACGCCCAGAGCCCGCACGGTGCGGACGTCCAGGCGAAGACGCTTCCGGCCAGCAGCGCGATCACCGCGATGCAGTAGCCGACGTCGCTCGGCTTCACTGGAGCGACTTGCCCTTCGCCTTCCAGGCCGCCATGACAGCCGGGTCGGAGAAGAAGGACTGGTTGCCGGCCCACAGCTTCTTCAAGCCGTCGACCGTGGTCTGCTTCTCGATCTCCCCGAGGATGTACGCGTTGGGGTCTTCCTTCTTCGGCTCTGCGACACTTGCACTGCCGGGCCAGGGTCCGGACTGTGCGGCAGACGCAGCCGCCCACGGGTCGTCAGTGGGCTTGGCCGGCTCGGTGGTCTCCTCGACGATCGTGGCTCCGAGCGCGGTCGCGATCAGGCCCTTGCCGTGCGCGATCTGGGTCGCGTTCGTCACGACGCTGCTCAGGCTCAGGCCGACCTGCGTGGCCGGGTCCATGCCGAAGAACTCCAGGACGTCCGCCCTGATCTCACCGGGCGTTCCGCGGAAGACCGCCCAGGTGGCGTCGTGCCCCTTGTCGTACTTGATCGTGACGCTCAGTTCGCTCACTGGTTGCCGTTCCCCTCTCTCTCGCTGTCGTTGCCCACCGTCGGTGTGCAACCTTCGCTTTCTTCGTTGTCCAACTTACACACTCTGGGAGTTGAAATCAACTCCGCTTCATGTGGCCTGCGTCACGAAGGGCTTCATGGCGCCCTTCGTCGAGCGCGCCTTGCGGATCGTGAGTGCAAGGTTCGCCAGCGCCCACCCGATGTTCAGGTCGACCCAGTACAAGTTACACACTCCGGTGCCCGCTGGCAAGTGGACGATGATGCCCCAGTCCTGGTTCACGGGAGGCAGCGGCGAGTAAGCCTCGGCCGCCTGCTCTGCGGTGAACTCGGTCTTCTTCCAGGCGGTAAACGCCGTCTTGTCCGAAGCGTTTACCGGGAATCTGGTGTGGTCGTACAGCTTGCCGCGCGAGTACACCGCGAGCTGCGATGCCATCTTGAGCTTGCCGTACTCGATCGAGCCCGTCTTGGTGTCCGTGATGAAGTTGCCCTTGATGGGCTTGCCGTCCGGGCCGGGCCCGTCGTAGTACGCCAGCCGGTCGAACGTGCCACCCACGGACAGCTCGGGCACTGCGACGAACTGCTCGATCGCGATGACCTTCAGTACGGACGTGGCCATCATGTACGCGGCCATGTCGTCCAGGTCCGCCCCCGAGATGGTGCTGGGGAGCGGGTCACCGCGGTCCACATACTCCGACAGGTCGTGCAGGTAGGTGCCCTTGCGCGACTTCTCGTTCGCGCCTGCCGCGTCCTTGGCCTGCTCCGTCAGGGCGTTGAGCTTCTTCTTGTCGTCAGGGTCGTCAGGGTCGAGGACCCTAGCGGCTTCCAGTAGATCGGGCCGCTTGGATGATCCGAGCAAGACCATCCGCCCTTGCCAGTCGATCAGGCTCGACTTGTCCTCGATGCAGTCGATGAACGTCGTCGTGCGGGTGTGCCCCTTCGGCTTGCCGCCGCCCTCAGGAACGATCAGCGGCCTGCTCCACCCGTCCCTTGGAACGGAGTGATTCGGATGCGCGGGCCGGGACTGCTGCGGAATCTCCAGGAGATTCAGGGCCACTCAGTACTCCTTCGTTCGGGGGTGTGGGTTCAGGTGCCGGGTTCACTACGCCGGGCTCGATGGTGCTGGAGCTGCCGAACACCTCACTGAGGGCGTCCGGGTAGCTGGTGCCTACCGGGCTGGGGAGCAGCAGGGCGGCAGCGACGCAGGCCGCGAGAGCGAACGCGCCGGCCGCGCGCTTGACCATCGAACGGGCCGGCCTCACGGGGGCGACGGGCTGCACGACTGCGTACTCGGAAACGGGAGCCAGGTAGAGGCGGACGGTGCCGTCCTCCAGGATCTCGGGCTCGCACTCATCCTCGTCGAGGAGCTCCAGGCCCCGGCTCTCGGCTGCTTTCAGAACCTCCCTCATCGCGCTGGCCTTGTAGCCGGGCCTCGCGTCGATGTGGAAGTCGTACTCTGCTTCGTCCACCACGAGGGTGATGAGGGCGTCCGGGGACTTGTACCCACCGATCCATCCTCCGCGCGCTGAAGAAGTTACCGCCCCCTCGAAGTGTTCCACCCGAAACCTCCTTCTGTGCAAGTGTCGCTGAGGTGATCCATACTGCATGAGCCCTACACGGGCTGTCAAGCAGAGCTTCACCAAACTCTTACTTCCGGAACCTACGACTCCGTAAGGGGTCACAAGGTTGTACGGTTTTCCAAGATTCTTTGAACATTAAATGAAGTCCGCCCAGACTGGGGCAGGGCGGTCCTAAGCTGGACAACGGAGAGCCCCTCGCAGTTCGGATGCGAGGGGCTCTCTTGCGTGCCGGCGCCTACTTGTCGGCGTTGGGGCGGGGTGTTGTCTTGTGCGTCGGGTTGTGGATGAGGTCATCATCACCCTCCTGGCGAGGGACGTAGAAGAAGCCCTCTTCGGTGTCGGGGTCGTAGTGCACGACCGCCTTCTCCTCCTGGAGCATCTCCAGCCAGTTCGCCAGCCGGGAGCGGTCCGTCTCGGTCAGCTCCTTGCCGGCGCGGCGCCGTGCCTCCGCCCGGAGCATCGCCAGCGGGTAGGCCCAGCGGTGCTCCTCTTTCACGAACCAGGGAATGAGTTCGTCATCCCGCACGATCCGCCGATCGAGTCCGCGGCGACGTCGGAAGTTCCCCCACATGGAGGGGACTGTGTCGATGTTGTACTTCCGCTTGTACTCGTCGATCATCCAAGCGTAGGTGCGCCCCTCCTCGAACCAGCGGATGACCTCCTGCTCGTCTTGGATCTTGCGCTTCCCCATGAGCCTCCTCGCTCTACAACTTGATCTTGAGCCGGTAACACTTCCACGATACACCTGCACAGTCAACAGTGCACAGGTATCGTGGATGTCACACCAACATTCACACCGGGAGGGATGCATGAAACTGCAAGTGACCGCGTGCGACATCGACAAGAAGTTCCCCGCCAAGACTTACACCATCACAGCGAGCGATGGTCGCACTATCACAAAGGATCTGTGCGAGGAGCACGCCGAGCCCTTCGAGGAGTGGCTGGAAGAGGCGGAGGTCGTCGGGGACGCCGAGCCCGTGTGCGAGCCGGAGCCGAAGCCCACGCCCGAGCCCAAGCCCGCGCCGGCCAAGAAGGCGCCGGCCAAGCAGGCACCGGCTGAGGCGCCGGCCAAGAAGACGGCCTCCCGGCGGCGACCGAAGGTGGTCAGCCTGGAGGAGATCGAAGCCAAGAAGGGCTGAGACGACGAGAAAGCCCCCGCCAGCCATGTGGCCAGCGGGGGCTTCTCTCATTCCTGGTCGGAGGTCTCGACGAACCCGAACGCGGTCAGCGCCTGGATGGCGAGCGCCACCTGCGGGTAGTCCGTGCCGAAGTACGTGGCCAGGGACAGGGCCACACCCACGACAGCCGCGACGAGCCCGGCCTTGGACTTGTACTTGGTGGGCAGGGCCCCGGCGATACGAGCCAGGCCCTTACCCGTCACCTTCGCGTGCTTGCTCACTTGATGCCTGCCTCCCTCTGGAGCTCCTTGAAGCCGGACTTCCCGATGGCCGGGTCGTACGACTTGCCTGCCGTGCGCAGGTGGGGGTTCTTGTTGTGGAACCGGGCGACCGCCTTCTGGGTCTCCGGGCCGTAGTAGGTGCTGTACGCGCCGGGGATCGGGCCGTAGCCCGCCTTGACCAGGAACTTCTGGAGATCCGCGACCTGCGCGTGCCGGGCGCCGGGCTTGACGGCCGAGTTCAGGGAGACGATCTTCGAGGCCGGCTTGGGGGCAGGCTTCGCGGGAGCGGGCTTGCTCGGGGCCGGCGCGGACGGCTTGCTCTTCTTCGCCTTGACCAGCTCGATCAGCCGCTTGATCGGGAAGTTGCCGGGGTCGCCGTGGTCGTTCTCCGGGACGTGCTGGTGACCGCAGATCCCCTTGAACGCCTCCCACTCGGCGAAGCTCATGCGCTGCCCGCTCTTCGAGCCGTAGCTCGTCGGGTAGCTCAGCCATGGCTTCGAGGTGGAGACGAGCGGCACGTCGTAGGTGTCGGTCAGCCAGTCGATCAGGTCGACCAGGCCCGCGAGGTCGGCGTCCGAGGCACCCGGCCAGTACAGGCCCGGCCCGCCCTTTGCACAGGTGCCGACGAGCTCGATCTGGATGACGTTGAGGGTGTTGGTGTCAACGCCCCCCGCCTTGTTGACCAGGGCCCGCGCGGAGTGGTTGGCGTAGAAGTGCTGGTGCACCTCCTTGCCCTTGACGGTGAAGGTCGGCGCCGAGCCGCCCCCTCCGTACGAGGGGAACGAGCCGCCCTCGGTGGTGTGGATGACGATGACGTTCGGGTGCGGCATGACGTCGCCGGAGTACGCCTTGCCGAACCACTGGACGGCGGAGTTGCCTCCGGGGTAGATGTGCGCGGTCACGCTGTTCGTTCTCCTTCCATCAGCCCGTGAGCTGCCGCACGGCGGCCACCACGGGGCGGGTGTCTTCGATGTGGTCGTCGAGGCGTTCGGCGACAGACAGTCGCTCGCGCCGTTCATGACCGATCTCTTCGCGTAGGGCCGTGAGGTCGCGGTTGTGCCGCTCCTGGCCGTCGATGACCTGGTCGATCCGGGACATCACGGAGTCGAGGTCATCTCGTAGGTTCGTGCTGTGCGTGTTGGCAACGTGATCTCGCGCCACTTGCACGTTCTCTCGCACTTCGCTCATCGCGTTCGCCTGGCGCCGCATCATCTCGATGAGGACGCCAACGAGGGCGGCACACACGGTGCCGCCCGTCGTAACGAGCGCAACTTGCACACTGGGTTCCATGGCCATCGCGGTCACGACAGCTTGGCCTCCAGCTCGGCGAGGCGGGCTTCGAGGTCGTTGATCTGCCGGGCCTGGCGCTGGGCGAGGGGGACCAGGGCGACGCCGAGGAGGTCGTAGCGCAGCCCGTCCACTTCGCCGTCGAGGTAGTTGATGAGCCAGCCCAGGCCGGCCTTCTCGGTCTCCTCCGCGATGAGGCCGACCTCGTCCTTGCGCCCCTCGCGCACCGTGCCGTCGTCGTCGAGCTGGTCCTTGCGGTCGTAGATGACCGGGCGGAGCTTCAGTACGTCGTCGGGGTCGATGACGTAGTCGCGGACGTTCTCCTTGAACTTGATCGAGGAGGTGTTGCGGGCGAAGGTTCCATCGCCCTCGACCCACACCGCGTAGTAGGTGCCCGACCCGGACACCGAGTTGGCGTGAGGCTTCTTCGAGCCGTTGGCCCAGGAGATCGTGTCGCCGGACTCCAGGTAGCTGGAGTGGGAGTGCGAGGCCGGGGTGAACGTGGTCGGCTTCGAGGTGATCGAGGACCACGTGTGGGAGTGAGTGGACGGCGGGAAGGTGGCCGGCTCGCCCGTGATCTGCGACCAGTCATGCGTGTGCGAGGTCGGCGCGAACGTCGTCGGCTTGTCGGTCAGGTCAGCCCACAGGTGCGTGTGGCTGGCCGGAGGGAACGTGGCCGGCTTGCCGGACAGTGCGGACCAGGACACGGACGGGGCCATGTCGGACCAGGCCGTGCCGTTCCAGAACTCCCACGAGCTCGTCGACTGGTTGAAGCCGAGCCGGCCGACCCGAGGAGTGTCCGGGCGGGTGTCGGTGGTCCAGCCGCCGACCGTGTTGCCGATGAACTTCCGCTCACCCTGAACGGAGGCCGCGGAGATCGAGGTGACGTTGGCCCCGACCGTGACCCGAGCCAGCGAGAACTCGTAGATGCCCGTGTCCGTCTGGGTCAGGGCGGGCGGGGTCGAGGAGCCGGCCGTGCCGGTCTTCACCGCGAGGGTGATCGAGTTGGCCGCAGGGTCCAGCTTCAGGACCACGCGGTCCACGCGGGAGGAAGTGCTGGACGCGGCGATCGTCAGCACCTCGGTCGCCGTCGAGTAGATGGCGTGACCGCGCACGATCGCGAAGCCGGAGTTGACCTTCACGGTCATGGCCGTGCCGTCCGCGTACGTGTAGAGCGAGCCGCCGCCCACGCCATCGGCAACGCCAGTGGACTGGAACTCTCGGAAGAGTCGGGAGTAGTCGGTCTCGGTGACAGTCTGGCTGTCGAAGGGGTAGGACGTGATCGCCACTTGCTGGGCCCTCCTTGGGTTACAGGACGAAAGCGCCGGAGCAGCGGATCGTTTCGCCGACTTCGATGCTGTAGGTGTTCGTGGTTCGGATGGTGACCTCGCCGTTCGTCGTGACGTCGCACTCGCCGTCCGCGAAGCCCGTCGAGTAGATGGCGGTGATCGTGCGGGCCGGCCAGAAGCCAGCGGGCAGGGTTGCGATGACGACGTCGGCGAGGTTGTACGGGGCGGTGGCGCCCGCGTTGAACTTGGTCGTGACGGCCAGGTCGAAGCCGAACGAGCAGACGCCGTTGATCTTCCGGCCCTGGAAGTTGTTCACGGAGACGCCTGCGCCCGGCGTCAGGCCGGACGTCACGACGGTCGGGGCCGCGACCGGGGGCGGGTAGAGGGACGCTCCCACTTGCACACTCCTTACGCGAGGGCCATGACCATCTGGTCGTGGTTGAGCTGGAAGTTGGCCTTCGTGAGTGCGGTCGTCAGGTTCGCCATGCCGCTGACGTAGGCGTTGCGGACGAACGCGCTGGACAGGTTGTGGAAAATCGACGTGTTCGTCGCCGCCTCGTTCTGCGCGTAGAAGTAGTAGAAGTCCGTGGCCGCGCCGGCACTCATCAGGAAGGCGCCCCAGTACCGGCCGGGCTGCAAGGTGACCGACCCGGTGAACGGGAAGGGCACAGCGCCAGCGTGCGAGTTCTGCTGCACGGTGGGTGAGCCGGTCGTCTGGCCTGCGGCCCCGACGTTCGAGATGGCCGTGGTGCCCGAGCTGATGACGCTGGTGCCGTCCTCCTTGTAGAGGCCGGCGAAGAACCGGGCTGCCGGGACTGCGGTCGACCCGGCCCAACCCGCGGCGAACACGAAGAGCTTGCTGACCGTGGTCGGCTCGGTGATGTTGAACCCGGCCAGGTAGGTACGGCCGATGGTGATCGAGCGCCCGACCGTGGGAGTGGCCAGCGTCGCCGGGTCGAGGGACCACGCCTGGAAGCCGAGGGCCTGCGGCGTCCACTCGTTCTTTGACACCTCGGCAGGGATCTGCCCGATCGGCAGGCGTGTCGTCGAGTCGAGCTGGGCGACACCGGAGGCGGCGCCGACCGAGGAGGCCGGGACTGCGGAGACGTCGCTCGCACTCAGCGAGGCCGCGCCGGTCTTGCCGTTCACGGAAGTCACCGGAGGGTTCTGGGCGACGACGGTCGTACCGTCGCTCTGCTTCACCTTCAGCACGCCGCCCTCGATGTAGAGAACGGCGCCGGACGGAGAAGTCGTCGGGACAGTAGTCGCGTTGGCCATGGCCAGGACCGAGCCGGACGCACCGCCGAAGGAGCCGGAGGCTCCGATGCGGAGGTTGTCCACCTGGCTCGTGCCGACTGCGGTCAGCGCGCCGCCGAGCGTCAGGGCGCCTGCTGCGGTGAGCGAGAACTTGTCGACGCTGTTGACCCGCATGACCGCCAGGCGGGCGGTCTGGCCCGTGGGGGAGTCGGTGATGATCGGGTTCTGGTTGATGTCGGTCGACGACACCGCGAACCCCTTGGCCGAGGTGACCCTGCCCGACGTCGTGCCGTCCGCATCGGACGGGAGAGCGTTGACGTCGGACGCGGCCAGGACGACCGCGCCGGTCTTGGTGTTGACCGAGGAGACAGGGCTCGTGCCGCCTCCGGCGCCGACCTGGAAGACGGTGCCGTCACCCTGCTTGATGTAAGGCAGGCCGGCCTTCGAGTACAGGAAGACGCCGCCCGAGACGGTAGCCGGATCAGCGGTCACGTCGCGGACGCCGACAGCTCCAGCGGAGGTGATGGTCGCCGTGCCGTGCAGGGTCGTGGTGTTGAAGGCGATCTGGCCGCTGTCGCGCCGGGCGTAGATGACGGTCTTGTTGAAGGAGCCGTCGTCGTTGCGGGATGAGAGGCGGAAGTTCGAGCCGAGGGCGCTGCCAGTCTCGGCGAGGTCGTCGACCTGGAAGAGCCAGCGGTCCACGCTGTCCGTCCGGAAGCCGAGAGCTCGGTAGGTGCCAGCCGCCGTGTTCAGCCAGAGGTACTGGCCGTTGATCTGCGAGTTGCCGGCCTTCCAGACGGAGTCGTTGATCTGGAACTTCTCGGCACCGTTGGCGGTCTGCGCCCACAGCTTGCCGGCCTTCGAGTAGAGCTGAGCGCCCATGCTCGTCGTCGCCGGGTCGGTGGTCACGTCACGAGTGCCGATGGCGCCGTTGACGCTGAGCTTCACGCCACCCTGCGAGCTGTCGGCGATGCCGATGGCGACCTGGCCCGTGGTCCGCGAGATCCAGAGCGGATCGTTGATCTTCGTGGTGCCGTCGTCAGCGAAGGCTTCCACCCACAGGTCGGAGCCGTTGTTCGAGCCGGACTCCGTACCTGCCGAGCGGATCTTCCACCGCATCGACCCGTTCTTCTTGATGTCGATGTTCGGGTCGCCGGAGGTGTCGTTC